ACATCAGAACCGTATAAACCTCTATAGTTTCTGTATGCCCTTAACCATCTCTGCTCATCTAATTCTCTATAATCATCGGCACGATAAAATCTCTCCATCACAAATGGAATTATATTTGTAGTGTGTACGTCTGTAGTAGTTGTGTCTTCAGAATCTTCTAAAGATACTGCTTCACTCTCTACTATTATTTCATCATTTTCATTCATGTTATATCCTTAATATCCAAATGTGGCATCTGCTACTGGCATAGAGTGTGTTGGTACACCTCTTGGGTCATAGTCAAACAAACTAAATCGTGGTCTTGACATTATACCATATCTTAGTGCATCATACAAGTGATCTTCAGCTAATGTGTCTACATCTTCAGGATTCTTTTTGTCTAGAGGTATAGATGGTAATTGTGCTGTAGTATTTGTACACGTGTTAAAAAAGACCAATCTTGGTTCTTCTGTAAACTCATCCACTTGCAAACGTCTATGTATCTCATTCTTACCTGCTACACGACTACCTTTACTTCTATCTGAAGGTCTCCAACGACATCCTCTCATAATCATTTGTTCTGCTAGAGAAGGACCTGTATCTCCACGTTTATGCCATAAAGAGCTATCTAACACTCCATATCTCATGCCACCATCGTCTTCTTCTAGGTCTAGTATCATATCTGCCAAATCTGTTGCAAGGACTTTGCTAACGTAAAGTTCTCTGTATACAATAATTTGTTCAGATGGTGATACAGCAAACCAAAGAACACCAGACTTACTACCATAACCATAATCACATGCTCTAAACTTAACCCAATTATGAGGTACATCAAAAGGCTCAATAACATGGATATTCCTATCAAACTCAGTAAAGGCAGCACCTTCCTTAATATCCCAATCGCCATCAAGTAATTGCCGTCTTTGTTGTTCAGGTAGCGATAATAGCATTGCCTCGTAATCCCCTTGTTCTGCAAGGTAAGGATTGTCAGATAATCTTGCGGGGATAAATCTCCTTTTAAATAAAGGTTTACCAGCCTTTGCATGTCCTGCTGGGTATTTAAGCACTTCTGTTGTTTCAATATCTGTAGCATCAAACGAGTTTCCATATGGAGCTGGGTCAATAAACATTTTTTTAACCCAGTGATGACCCCTGCCTCCCGGATTTGTTGTTGCTCTCATAAATATTGGTAAGTCTTTTGCTACTGACCTCAATCTAGAACGCATATAGTTCCATGCGTATGGTGTTGCCCACTGTGTTAACTCGTCAAAGCCTATCCAACTAAATGCTAAACCTTGATATCTTAATACATCGTCATCTCTATCTAAATAAGACATCCACAACCTTGCACCTGACGGTGCTACCCACTGCATCTTTCTTTCTGACCATTTAATTCCCGGATATATTCTTGGATATATCTCTTGAGATTTAAATATCAATTCTCTTAATTCTTCTGTTGTGTGCCTTAAAAGTAGTCCACTAAATGATGGGTGACTCATATACCTCAATGGGTCTGCTAACATGGCATAACTCTTGCCACCACCAGCACTACCACCATATAGTACTTCTCTTTCTCCTGCCGCTAGAAACTCTGTCTGAGGTCCTTCATTTGGTCTGAATATAACATTGTGCTTTTGCTCAATAGGTATTTCTGTTATATTCTCAACTTCTTGGACTTTAGACTCAAGAATAGGCTTTTGCACCTGTTCTTTCTTGTTCAATTTCTTTCGCCTTGGAGATCGCCGCTTCTGCATACTCTGCCCACTTGCGTAGGCTTCTAGCTTGGTTCTTACGTCTTTTTTCATTCTGTAACCTTTTTCTTAGTCCTACATGAGAAATGTATCTTCCTGTTTGTGTGGATAGCCAATTAGCTACTTGCCTATAGGAATATTGTTTAACATATTTTCTAGCCATTTCTAATTTATCTAGTTCGTCTTTTATAGGATTAAGTGTCTCAGGCTCTTGTTCGTCTTGGATGTAGCCAAAAGGTACTGTTCTAGCTATACGTGGTATTTTAATCCACTCATCATCTTCTTTTAAATCTGTTGGTTGGGGTAATTCCCAAGTTCCTATACTTCTATTATTCATCTTCTTCTTGTACATTCTTAACTGGCATAAGCATAACACCACCTGTAGACTCTACCTGCATCTTCTCTGTCTTTACTAGACCTGTCCTATCAAGTAATTCTTTTGCTGCTGTCATCTTCTCTCTCATACCTAACTCTGTAGGATCATTGATACCACTAACCATTGCAACTGCTGCTCTTGGTGCATTACGTGCCATGAACATCTGAGTAGCCTCTAGAACCTCTTCTTTGATGCCTCTGACGATATCAGACGTAGAACTGGTAGGTGCATAGCCTGCTAGTAGTTTCGCCTGTGTAACATCCCCATTTGCCTCATCAAAGAGTACATCTAAAAATTTACGTTGCTTTTCTGTTAGTTCTTTTGCCATTATGTTTTCTTCTTTGTTTTTTTCTTTTTCTTGACTGGTATAACACCAACCTTAACTTTTGTAACACTTGCTATAGTTACAGGCTTTTTCTTTTTCTTTACAAAGGCAGTAATTTGAGCTTTACTAAGTTTTGGGTACATCTTAGATATAGCAGTTATCATTTTGTTATCTGATGCTGACATTATACCGGTACTCCTAATACTTGTATGCGAGATATAAGTCTCTCTGCTCTCGCAGTTGTCTGCTTATACCATCTACTGTCTTTCATCTCATCTGCTGCACGATCCCAGTCTTGGTCTTTTACTGCAGCAATAAAATTTTTAAACTTAGATAGTCTTGGTCTTCCTAATTGGAAACACATATTTGCAATTACTAATTGTGCCTCACTAGGTAAAGAGTCAAACTCTTCAAATATAATTTTGCAGTCACTTAGCGTAACTTTTATGTCTTTCTCAAACCAATCATTAACTTGTTCATTTGGTACTTTAGTTCCTGCAGGTTGGTCGTAGTACTCTGTATCCCATTCTGTGATAAGATGACCTATTCCCCCGGTTAAATGTCCTAGGGAACAATGGTACGTTTCATATATTACACCTTCATCGTCTGCTATCTCATCTTGTAATTTTATTAAGTTCATCAACTATTTACTCTCTTTAATTTTATGTTTTGTTCTAAGTGGCTTATTAGAATTTTTCTCATCTTCTCTGCTCTAGTTCTATCTGTAAAAGAATATTCTCTAATGTCCTCACTGCTTAGTCTAAGTGAGAATATATAGAATGCACCCTTTTTTACAATACTAGAGGCACTACCATTAGCTATCCTTGTAGGATTAATCAATGTTCCAAAATTTGTTTCAATAATATTTGACATTACTTCTTACCCATAATCTTCATTGCTTGTCCTGCACCTTTAATACCAAAGGATGCACTAATGGCTATAAATAAAAGATATTGATACCATTCAGGTAATGTATTTAATACCTCAAAGCCTACTCTAACATATTCTGTCATGCTAGGTATGAAGACTAGTATAGCAGGTAATAGTAAAACAATCAAGGCAAATTCGTCTTTCCAGCTTCCATCTGTAGCATCTGCCATTGTCTTTTCCCACTCTACTTCTCCTGTTGCTACCTTCTCTGCAACAACTGCTTTTGCTTTAGCTTGTGCAACTTTAGCTTGACCATCAGCTTTTACTTTCTCTACCTTGCTATCCATCCATGAACTAGCTAGATTTGCTATAGGTCCTATTAGTGCTGTAAACATTATAATCTCCTAATACCGTCTTTTTTTTGTTTTTCTCTTAGAGCCTTTACGTGTTTGTTCATAAGATAATTGCCAATCCTTAGAAAGGGTTTTGCTAGAGCTAGATAAATTTTTGCTACGTTCAATTGCATCACGTTTTCTTTTCTCATCTAAATCTCGCCGTTTTTCTAGCAATCTTTTTGGGCTGTTTAGATACTTGTCTACCTGCTCTACTTGCTTTGCGTTTAGCAGCCGAAGAGGCGGCGTATTCTTGGGGAGAAAGAGCCTTAATTGCCGCTTCAGGTAAATAACGCTCACCGGTAGCTTTTGACCCTTGTGTACTAGGTTTACCACTCTTAGTTCTCCAATTTTGCTTTGTCCAATTGGCTAGTGATCTTTGTGGTGCTTTCATATGCTTCCTTAATCTCTTCTAT